CGTTAATGGAGGTTATACCATGATTCAAGCGGAACTTCCAATGGAAGATTCATTTGACTTCATGGAAGCGAAAGCAATTTTGCCTGATGTGGTTCTCTCTGAGATCCTCAACAAGCTAACTGCTGTGAATGTCCAGAGTAATCGGGACTTTCTTAGACGAGTAGTGATACTCGTCATTCGCTTGACAGCGTTCAGGTCGGTCCTGGTCCATGACCCGGAACGACTCGAAGCGGTGTCTTCGGCCCTCATCAACGAAACGTTAGGACACACCCGCACGGGCTAACCGTGATGTTTTAGTCTTATGGCAAGAACCAAAGTTAAGCTCCAGGCTGTCTATAGTGATTATCACATCGACTACAGTCGATTGGATACTTCACCGAGCAGTTCCACATATGTTAGTGGAAAACTTAACTCGGCAAACTCTAGCACCACATGTGTGTCTACCATTACCACCGGGGATAATATTCCCGACTGGAAATGGCGGATTAGTCAAGGCTTAGATGCCACGACCACCATGGATGGGACAATTGAACGAGCCTTGTATCGCCGCGGTCATCTCTTCGCGCGTCATGAGTTAGTTTATAACCCTGATCCGCGTTGGACAACTGTTTGGCAATATACTGGCGAAGGTCATTTTACTCCCATCGGCGCCTTCTCTGGTTCTGAAACAGTGCCATTATTGACTACTACAGCCGCCAATCGGGCGCTTGCTCGGTTTAACGAAAAAGCAGCGAACGTTAACCGCCAATTCCAAGGCGGGGTCGTTCTTGCGGAAATCGCGAAAACCTTGCATGGTATACGCCACCCAGCTGAAGCCCTTTTTAAGGGCATAGAGACCTATAGTAGGGCAGCGACGAAGCTGCGGACTCGGTTCGTCAAGGACCGGGCTTCCTATCTATCTCTGAGTAAGGCTAGGCGACGAAAAGTTGCTAAGTCTTTCTCGGAAGCTGCTGCGGGACTGTGGCTTGAGAAAACGTTTCACTGGACGCCGTTAATGTACGACATCCAGGGAGGCATCTCAGCTCTGGAACATACTTTTGACCAGATGCCACGACAATTCGTGAAAGCATCTGGTACGGAGATTGTTACAGAGGCCCACACCGTTACACATAATGGCACATCATATATTGATATGGTGGAGTCATATAGTGTAAAGACGGGTGCCACCGTACGAATGTACGGATCAGTCCGAGTACGGCCAAGGCTTCCTTACTGGCCTGATACGGCCTCTCTAGGTTTCGACCTAAAGAGTTTCGTGCCAGGTGTTTGGGAGTTAATTCCGTACTCGTGGGCCGTGGATTATTTCACCAACGTTGGTGATATAATATACGGCATGAGCCAAGGGGGCAGTGAGGTAGCGTGGGCAGCGCAGGGTAGTTCTCGGTGGGTCAAGCGTGGTATGATAACCACGACTGGCTTCACCGTCGACGCCCTGACACCTGTACCTGACTACACCACTAAAGCCTATATCCTTAGCTCACCGTCCGAGTTGCTTAGCGAACATGCGGTGATACACCGTGCGTCGTATTCGGGCAACTACATTCCTTCATTGGAGTGGAAGGTTCCAGGATTAAGCCTAAAATGGCTAAACCTTGGGGCAGCCTTTTTACAACGCTCGCTAAGTTTTCTTTAACCAGCACTTAGGAACAATCTAATGTTTGCTCCTGCTTCTCCGGTTACCGGCGCACCTATCACCGGCTTCACGTCGCCTACCTATACGCTCGCGACCGATTCGGCCCCGGACGTAAATGGTAAAGCCTACGCTGTAACCGCTCTAGGCGGTACGCAGGCTGGGGTGGTCGTGTCCTCGGCGTCCGTTCCTTTCACTCTGCTGTTTACGCGTCCGAAAACCAATCGGACGCTTCCAGCACTTGGATTGAATGGCCGCCTTCCCTCAGCGCCGAGAAACGAGTTTACGCTGTCGGTCCGTAAGGGGGTTGTCCCCCTTGCTGGCCAACCGGCGCAACCTTGTGTTCTCAAACTGGTTATTCCAGTTCCGGCGGGCGCGGACGTAGCTGATAAGGCTAATGTCCTCGCTGCTCTCTCGCTTCTCGCGGGAGTCCTGTGGGAGCAATCTAATGAAATCGGTGATTCGATCATTGCGGGTTCTTTGTAACCGCAATGGCCTTCCTTGCGTCTATCTGACGCTCGGTCTCGCGATAGGTATCGACCTACACGGGTTCACCGACTTCGTATTTACGTTCCTTAAGGAACTTCAATACTTCATTAGATAGAGGAAAACGATCATGGCTTTAAGCCCGACCGTTCTTTACTCAGCTTTCGCTGATGACCTCGAGGATAATGGTCTGTCCGACATGAGTCAACTGGCGCGGTGTTTTGCCGCGTTAGTAACTCCTGAAGGCTTTCCAGTCGGTACTAAGGCACGCGAGTTCATAGAACGCGAGTGCTGTATCGACTCCTCCGACGTTACTGTCACTGAAGCTGCTGTGCGATTCCAGCTTAAAGGTATGTACTGGAAGTACTTAAGTACAACCGATACAAACCCGACGCTTGACGCTGTAGCTTTTGACAAGTTCGATCGCGTGAATAAACGCCTCGGACTCTGGCAGTATTCGCCTAATACGTCTGGCGATGAGGAACTTATGGGATCTTTTAAAGAGATCCTGTGGAACTTCTGGAATCCGCAAGGATACCCCCTGGTTTCGGGAGGCTATGATCTTTTCGATCATGGCTCAACCGGCCCAGGAGTCGCCGTAGGTGCTCGGGGTGAGGACTTCTATACAAAGATGTTCTCTTCCCCGTTAACCTATACGTCAGAGGCCCTGCTCCAGGAATACCTGGAATGGACTAATGAGGAACCCACTTGGTTACGCGCGGAGTCAACTCGCGCGAAGTCCTTTGGGGATCCCCTCAGGGTCCATGGAAGTTCTCTTAAATTCGTACCGAAAGACGTACGTGAATCTCGGACCATTGCTGTTGAGCCTTCCTTGAGCATGTATGCTCAATTAGGGCTAGGAAACATCCTAGAAAAGCGTATCAGGACCTTCTTCGGTCTTGATTTGCGCACTCAACAGTTTTGGAACCGAGAGGCTGCTAGAGTTGGGTCACTTACCTTTCTATCCGAGAAGGGTAATAATAGTTCGAGGACAGGTCTTCATGATTGGAGGCCTGGACTTGCCACTATTGACCTAAAATCGGCGTCAGATTCCCTTGGGCTTCGGCTCTTGGAATGGGCGCTTCCGCCCGATTTCTACAGATTGCTCTGTAGGCTTCGGTCTCCGGTCGCCACTGTCGCTGATGGATCTAGCATCGAACTGAACATGGTTAGTACGATGGGAAATGGTTTTACATTCCCATTGGAAACCCTGATCTTTTCGAGCGTTGTTGTCGCTGCCATAAAGTCGTTTGGGGTAACACCCAACCGGCCTTATCTTATGCTCGGTAATTCCGAGCGTGGGGACATCGAGTCCGTTCCCCGGGGTAAACCCGGTGACTGGGGCGTCTTCGGTGATGACATTGTATGTCATACTGAAGTCGCTTCCCGAGTTTTGAGACTTTTATCATTACTCGGGTTCGAGGTCAATAGCGACAAGTCCTTCATTGAGGGGCACTTTCGAGAGTCGTGCGGTTGTGACTTTTACAAAGGTCATGACATTAGAGCGTTCTATGTCAAGAGCGCTTTGAATACACGCACTTCTCTGTACAAAGCCCTTAATGGCTTCCTGGAGTGGTCTTACCGCGTTGGGGTATTATTACCTAACGTAGGCGAACTACTCCTAACCGAGCTGAGAGCCCTAGAGGGGAGAGATCCTCTCTGGGTACCTATTGGCGAGGGACGGGATGCGGGGCTTCGGATTCCCTTGGCGGTTCTACAGGAACTCAACTGTAGTTCTACCGAGAGGGTCCGGAGGGATGAGAAGACACAAAGCCTGTTTTATGACAGGCTCGTGCCTCACTCAAAACAACTCCGCATTGGGGATGGCTATGTAGCTGTTCCCAGGAAGCAACGTAAGCGCATATATAACCCTCTCGGGTTATTGACTGCCTACTTACGTGGCGATGTACGTGACGGGCGTATATCAGTTAGGCAATCTGATACACGGTACCGCAAGAGGGGATGTATTACTCCCAATTGGGACTACATTCCTCCTGTTCACGACTGGGTTCGCCTGGTACGAAACAGGGTTGACATGACGAGGTTGGAGACCTCGTCAAGGGCCCTATTGCATAACCTGCTTTAGGTTCCTGGGCCGTCCGTGAGGACGGGGGGACTACCATAGTCCTGCGTGGAGGC